GGCGTAAACGCATCACCAAGGTTCTTGACAAGGATCAAGTGGTAATAAAGATTTGCTCCAAAGATATTGTTCACGATACCATAGCGGGTCATGAGACCAACGCGAGGGGCGAAATCATTTGGACCAATAGTTCTTTGAACCATGATCGGGATGTAAGGACAGTAGATGATACCAGTATCATAGTATTCAGCACCCTTGTAACCAAGCAACGCATACTCAACAGTAGATGGGGATCTGCCTGAATAGTAATTTGGGTTGTAGTAAGAGGAGTTCTGAACTTCTGTTCTGGTGTCACGATAAACGGTGAAGCGATTTCCAACAGTTCCTACCTTAGCTACACCAACACCACCTGTTGCAACAGTTCCAGCGATTTCAAATGTTTTGAAGTCTGGAAGCATTTCAAGGATAGTGCAAACGCGAGGAGTTGCGATAACAAAGTTAGCGGCTCCACGGCGGTTACGAGCGGCCATACGACCGGACTCGATAAGTAGCTTCTGATAGAAAGTGATGTTACGCTCCGCAGTCCAACGACCATCGGCACTAACTGGGCTCCAAATGGAGTAACCAGCACCTGCTCCACCATTCATGGCGGATTGAATCATACGCATCACAACTTCACGGTCGATTTCGGCTTGGATTTCATACGACATTGCGTTCGTAAGTTCTCCATCGATATCGATACCTTGCATGTTCTTAAGGTCTTGCTCAAGCTCGACAGACCAGCGGGTAGCAAGTCTACGAGTTCCTGCTTCAACAGCAGTCTTCTCAAACTTCATTTCGATCTGAGGGATTTTACCTGTCAGTTCGTAATTAGCGAGAAGTTCAGCAACACCACGGTCCTGATCAGCGAATGTCCAACCAGCGTCTGTATTGCCAGAAAGAAATGCGGAAGAAGCTCCGGTGAAACGTGTATCAAGAAGTTGATAACCAAGTTCGGAATATGGTAGACCGCCTGCACCACTTAATTGTGGATTGAGTGTTTTAATGCGGGTTCCTGTTCCACCCTCAGTGTTCTTACCATCGACACCGAAATCACTAAGGGTATCTGCTTGATAAGCATAACGAAGGGCGAAAGCAAGACCAACTGGTCCACCCATAGGCTGAACACCAACAAGTTCGTTGGAAATCAACTCAGGGAAAGTGCGTCGAATCATAGGAATGAGGATCTTAGGAAGTCTAGCATCGCCTGTTGCGTAGCTGTCGGAGTTAGCAATACCGGGAGTGCCAGTAGGTTGCAAAGCACCGAAAACACCGCCAGTAGCTGCTGCATTGGATTCTTGGATACACCATTGCTCTTGGTTTTCAAGAAGCATAGCTGTTGTTCTGTAAGTGTGTTCATCACGGATTGGAGCAACTCCCTTTGAGGAGTAATCCAAGACCTTAGACCACTTTCTTACGAGTGCATCAGTTCTGCTTTCATTAACTTGTGAGTTTGGTTTCATATTTTGACGTATTCTCTGTTTCTATATATTCAGGTCTTGCGACCTCATGACTCTTGGTGAAAAAATTTATCGTTTTCCGAAAACTTTATCCAACTCGGAAACATATGGATCATATGCATCGTCGTTGTTATTATTTATGCTTTCCGTTACAACTTTTTGTTGTTCTGGAATAAAATCTACATCAATCTTACGCTTTTTCGCGTCTTCTGTGATGCTTTTGATCTTTTCCTTCTCCTTTTTGTCAAAGAGACGGGAAACATAGTCGAAATTCTCTGAGATGAAATCGAATGACTTATCCTTGAGGGTCTTACGAACGAAGCTCTTCTTGTCATCAGACATCTTAGAAATCTTTTCTTCGATGAGAGCGTTGACACGAACAGTGTTGAAGTTTTCTTCGAGAACTTTCAATTGCTTTTTAAGTTGAACGTTTTCGCTCTGAAGATTATCAATCTTACCCTTGCCATCAAGAACTGCTTCTTGAACGGATTCCTTCATCATCACGCTGTCAACAGCGAGTGTGTTGCGAAGTCTTTCAAGAACGTTCATAGCAGAGGTGTTCTTAACTGCCTTGGAGAAATCTTCTCTGGAGAAGCTTTCTTCCAAGAAAGAATCAAGATATGAACTAACTGCACCTACAACGTGGGCAACTGTTCCTTGGCTTCCTTCATTAAGAGCGGTTTCATACTTCTTAACAACCTTCAAGAGCTTTTGAGTTCTGTCTTGATCGATAGCACCTACAATACGCTTCATTTTGACACTGTGGTCTCTATCAATCGTCTTGATAAGTTGATCTAACTTCTCGGCATAAAGTTCATCTTGTGCAACGAGGGCTGCTTCGGTTGTCAATTCAACTTTCTTATCGAAAGCTTCCTGAATGGCCACTAGCGTATCTTCGCTCATGATCTTTACAACATCTTCGTTGAGTAAATCTTTAATTTTCATAGTTTAGAATAAAGGGGTGTTAAGTTCGTCCTCGATGCGAGCTTGCATCTTGGCGTTAAGAATACCTGTTAAATATTTATTCGCATCGTTGTATTTTTTCTCCAAAATACATTTAATAAACAGAGAAATTTCTTGATTTTCACTGAAAACACCTTTGTCATTGTTTAATTGTTCAACGGAAGTTTTGCGATTATAGCTTCCTTTGCCTTTTTTCTTACGATGAACCTGTGTAGGTGGAGCGGATTTCTTTCTGGTTTTAGCAGCCTTGACTTTGAATGTAGCTTTACCATTACCTTTTTTCATTTTCTTGGCAACGGATTCGTTATCCTCTTCTGGCTTCTTTTTCTTAGAGTTCTTGCTTTTTCCAGCTTTGCTGTATGCAATTGCGGCTGCTTGTTCAGCAGCTTTCTTCTTATTCTTGGGCTTTGAAGTTCCGATCTTACCTTTTTTCTCGTAAGTGTTCATCAATTCCCCAATATTAGAAGAGATAGTTTCTTGGTCTTTTCCTTTTTTGAGTGGCATAAGTTTATTTAATTCAAGGCGTTAATAAATTTCAAAATTTGTTCCTTGAGATAACCATCCATATCCTTTTTAGGTAATTTAGATATGGAAGCTTGGAAGTTTTCGTAAACTTCTTCAAATGAACCATCTTGTTCAAGCACATAAGTCTTGCTTTCAAGAATACCATTAACAAAAGCTTTTGGGAAAGATGGATCGGCAACTGCATCAACTGCAACCAAACGCATATTCTTAACTCTGCTGTATGAAGATTCTTCTTGCAAAGAACCTAAAGCGCGAGTTGACATACCAACCTTAACACCATCGTTGATCAAAGCTCTAAGGATTTGACCCATTGGAGTTGTGAGAACTTTAGCTTTTCCATAAAATGCATTGTCAACTTCCTTGAGTTCAGTAACCAAGTGACATGCTCTTTCAAGATTGACATCAGCACTAGACGGGTGATTTAATTCACCCATTGCTCTACCGGGAAGAACCATCTCTTGAATGTATCTGTTAACCTCGTCTCTTGTGTCCAAAAGATCGTAGTAACGTTTATTTTTATTAACTTGGTTACATCCAATAAACGGACCTTTAACATACAAGGAGTTACCAGCCTTTAGATTGTCTTGTTCTTCAACAATTTCGAAATCTTCTAACAGATCTGGATTCTCGGAGATTAGTTTTAGTTTTAATGCCATAGTTGTATTTATCTAAGTAAAGCTTTAAATCTACTGATATTATCTACTTGGAGTATAAGAATAATATTGAGTTCTGTAATACATTGCGCCTGCTGATGATGCAGATGCGCTTACTTGATTGGTATTTGTAATTCCTCGTATCACAACATTGTCATTGTTTGATAATAACAAACTATTAAGAACTGAGAAGTTGTTATTATCATAAATTGTAATATCCCCACCAGTCTTATTGTAGATTATAACTTCCGAGCAAACCTGTGCAGATAACGCTACCAAAGAAGTTGATATTGATTGTCTGAAAGATTTACAGATATTGTTATTGAAATATGGAATGTATTGTGCGTCTGATGCCATAAAGTTATTTAATTAGCCTTGTATTCATTTCTCTAACCAATATAGTCAATTAACACCAATCTACTAGCAGTAGATAAAATTCAATAAAGAGTATCATCCGTCTGAACTGTGATAGTTTCTGTTATGTCTATATCTTCTGTAATAATGACTGGAACTGCATACTCAAATACCGAGCCATTGAATGAATAGCCTTGCGGCATAGTAACTATGCAGCGTTCACCTACATCAGTCTTTTCTAACTGCTTGTTTACGGCTATTCCCAAATCGGTGTTACCTTCGAATCGTTCGAGTGTCAAAGGTATGTTGCTATTGATACTATCAAGAATGACTTGAGGATCACGATTCCAGAACTTTTGATAGCATTCGTTCTGTGTGATTGCATAATGACGAGCTGCCTTAGTTTGAATTTTAGCAAGCTCTCTATTGTATTGTGTTGGTGTTAATGATTCGATCATATTTTTAGCATAGAATTTCTTGGTGAATAGCAGTCTATCTTACAACCTCGACTACTTTGTGAGGTAATATCTTTTCAAATTCTTTGGTTATTAGTTGTGTATTCATAGATTAAAAAATTTCTGTTAGTTCAACAAAACTATTTGCAAAGAGAGTAGCTCCCGTCCCACCTGTTGATCCAAATGAAAAGCCAAAGTTTCCACTAGAAGCAGCAGTAAAATAACCCTCCATAATGGCAGCTTGAGTGGTGGCACCTGTATTGTTAAAGTAAGAGAACCCAGTCCAAGGGGAGGCTACTAACACAGTGTTCGTTCCCTCAACACCAGGTCTTCTATAAAATAAATTTGCATTAGTAATGTTAAAACTACAAACGATTTGACTATTTACTGTGCAACCCGCAGTGCCTGAGTTAAACAAATGGAGGTGAAGTTTGTAGGTCTTGCCTGATACTACTGGTAGTGTTAGTGCATTAACAGTGACATTACCAGTAGGAACTACCAAATCTGAAGATAGTCTAGCTCTACGAGTTCCGAGTCCTGCTAGGTGACTAATAGCAGCTGCACTTGTGTATGTGTATGTTGTAGCATTTAATGTTAGTGCATTATTGATTGTTGGATTTGACAGCGTAGCATTATCAGCGAATACATTTGCCCCAGTTCCAGTTTCATCCGATAATGCTGCTCTTAAATTATTACTTGTCGGTGTTTGTAAAAATGCAGCAACGTTTGTTCCGGGGTTATAATTTGAAGCAATCATAGCTCCACTCGAACTTATATTACCAACTACTGTCAGTCTTTCATTTGGTGTAGATGTCCCAATACCAGTGTTACCAGAACTTAAAATGGTCATTCTATTTACACCATCGGTTTCAAGAGCTAAGTTATAACTATCATTGGTTCCGATAATAAGGTTAGATCCTGCTGCGTTACCACCAAGATAAACTAAATTAGAACCATACACAGCATTGTTTGAACTAACACTACCTTGAATTGTGCAGTTGCCAGTTACATTGAATCCAGATAATTCGTATTGCTTGATGTCAATGACTGTGATGTTAGCAGATAGTGCGTCTAACTGAGATGCGAAAATACGATCAGCTGACAGAGAGTATGCTGAGAGTGTATTATTTACAATTAAATTTCCTGTGATGGTTCCACCTGATATTGGTAGATACTGTGATAGATCTGGATTAGGGACAACCAAACCGAGATAGTTTGAAGCGGATATCGAACCAACAACAGTTAAATCTCCATTCATTATACCACCAGCGGCGAATTGCTGGGCAACTGTTCCACCACCCGAATAAAGCGATATGTATTTACGAAGACGTATAACTTCATCTGAAATTTTATCAGATATTTTTTTATCAAGTTCGCTTGTGATTGAATCAAAACTCTTAGAAGTTCTGCCTGCCTTGGATTCAATTACATATTCAATCGGAGCATCTTTTTTGATATTTCTAATTTCTTGAATCAGGTTATTTTTAGATTCCTGAATCAAGTCGATGAAATATCTCCTACTACTCTCATTAATCTCAAATGTTTGATCTTCTAATTCTTTTATTTTAGAAGAATAGTAATTTGTGATGTTATCAGTAGCTGATTTTATTTTAATATCAACACTTTCCGACAAATCGACAATCGCATCGTCAATTTTGTTATTGACATTCCCAAGACGCGACAACGCTTTATTAACGCCTTTGTTGATGTTATTGTTCAATTCAATATTAGCTATTTGAATTGCATTAATTTCATTGTTGACACCCTCCAGCATGGAAACGTCAACTTTGTTCGAAAGCTTGTCATTTAAAGATTCTTCAATTTTTGAAACCTTTTCAACAACATCAGATGCGATAACAGTCAACTCATCTTTCAATTTTGGCAAAACCGATGATGTATGCAATTCCATTACCAACGCTCTGATATTGGCGTCGAATGATTTAGAAGCAGATTTAAAATCTTCAGTTATATTTCTTTGAAGATTTTCAGCAAGTAAACCAATTTTTGCAGATACTGTATCCTTAATTTCTGAATATCTATCGTTATTAACGTCTAACAATTCAGATTTGATGCTGTTGGAAATTTGAACAAACTCATTTACAAGGGTGTCTTTTGCGTCTTGTAGAGTCTTATCAAATTCTTTTTTCTTGAGTTTGATATCAAAAGTAGCTTCTGAAAGAGCAGACTCTTTGAGTTTTTTGATTTTTGTAGCAGCTTGTTGTTTCGCTATTTTAATTTGGTTCAGAATTTCCTTTTTGGAATTTTCTCTAAGCAAATCATCATAATTCGGCTGAACTTCAAAATTAGTAGTTTCCGCGACATCTTCAACTTCTTCGATAGATTCTTCGATAAGTTCAGGAGCTTCTGGAATTTCAATTACACTATTGTTCTTTTCATTGAACAATAC